GCCGGTCAGCCCACCGGGTGTTATAATAGATGGTTTTGCGGTTGATCCCGATCGACCGGGCCGCCTTGGCTATGTTGCCGCCGCTTTTTTCCACCGCCGAGACGATCATCTGCTGTTTTATGGCCTCGATCCGCCGCTCCAAAGCGTGCAGATCGTCAGCTGTGCAGCAGTCCGGCGACGGCTCCACGTTAAGCCGCTCGGCGACCGAGGCGATGGCGTCCTCCCGGGTATCCTCGGCGATGCGCCATAGGCAGCGTATGTTACAGCTTTGTAACAGTATGAGCGCGGTTTCGAGGTTGAACGGCACCGCGTCAAGCCGTGGTTCCGACCCGCTGATGTCCTCCACTACGATCCAGAGCATGGCGTCTCCAAAATTATCCCGGCGGGCCGAACAGCGACCCGCCGAGTTCTCCCACCGGATGGCAGCCTTGGAGCGCCTTGCCCTGTGCTGGCATCCGGTCGGCTATTATTATTTTATCCACCCGTTTCGCAAAAGAACGTCTGTAATTGCCAGAGCCAAAACGCCCAGCTCCTCATGATTTTCGTCTTTTCTGAGCCTTAATTTCAGCTCTTCGGCGATGCCGTGCAAGACCTCGTGAATGATGGTTTCAATAATGTCCTCTTCGCCCCTGTCTTTGTCGTACACGCGGATGGTGCGCGTCCAATAGTCAATCTGCCCCCACAGCGAATCGCGCTTGTGAATATCAACATCAACGGCGTTGTCCACGTATGCTATGGTGTATCTTTTCCCGAGGATGTTTACTTGTGTCGGTTTCATCTGTTCTCCTATAATTACCCCCGGCGGCGTGAATGCTCGGCGAAAGCACCGCCGGGGGTTCCAACCTGTCGCGTCAACGGTTGCGGGCTATTGCCCGGTGTTGGGTGCTTCAGGGCTTTTTCGTCTTGATGACCTTCATGCCCAACTCGGCAATGAGGCCGTGAAACATATCCACCGCGCCCTTGCAATAGCTCACCCTGGTTTCGTCGGGCTGCGGTGCGCTGATGCGGTCATAGTAGCGGACGAAGAACAGCTCCAGCCGTCCGCGAATGATGGCGGCGCGAAAGCGGTAGCCCCACATAAACGCGATGGCGGAACAGCCGAGAACACAGAGCGCGGTGATAAGCATTATTTTACCTCATTTGTGGCTGTTCAACCCACCTATCGGTAGTGTTTTGAATACCGAATCTACATTACCCCACCAAACAGTTGGCGTACTAACAAGTGACTCCACGCCAACAACCACCGCGCACGCCTTCGCATGTTGTTCCCGCACTACCTTTTCCAGCTCAGCCGCCTCGGCCAGCGTGAGCTGGTTGTAGGTGATGGTGAACGTGACCTTGAATCTTTGCGCGTCCGGTTTCTTTTCGCCTGCAGCGGAAAGCAGACCAGCGGAGACAAACGCCAACAGCGCCAAAGCGGTGATCTGATACCATCTCATAGCAACCTCCTATTCAACTGTTATGGTGAATTTCAACATCGGCTTGCTCTGCCGGCGCACGGCGAAATAGACCAGCGCGGCCAACAGCAGCAGCACGAACACAACGCCGAGGCCGGTCATCACACCACCTCGACGGTAAAGTGCAGCACCGGCGGCAGCGCTTCCACCAGCTCCTGCACCGTCAGCGCGTTCGTGTCTGCGCTTGCTTCGTACTCTTGCGGAGTTCCGTCCACAACGCGGCCGCCCTTGATCTCGGTGATCTGGATGTCGCCCTGCCCGAACCCGACGGCCGTAAACAGCAGGGTGATCACGCGTGCCTGTGCGAGTACATCGGCCTGGGGAGCGGTCTTCAGCGCCTTCGACACGTACACGAAAAACGCCCCGTCCACGCTCTGGTTGTTGGCGATGGTATCCACGTCCTGACCGACAAAGATGTTGCCGTCATCGTACTGCACCGCGTTCCCTGCGCCCGTGCCAACCGGAGCGAGAATGGCCGCCGGGTAGTTGACGCGGAAGCCGATGAATGATGCCAGATATGCCGCGTTGTTGATGTTGCTCACGTCCACGCTCACGCGGACGGTCTCGTTCAGCTTTTTGGTGATGGTCTGTTGCGTTGCCATGTTGCCTCCTCTAAAGTGTCTGGCCCATGTTATAGATAAAATACAGGTGGTCGATAGTATCGACTGCACCGTCGCAATTTATGTCCATCTCTGAGCTATATCCCGGCATGCCTCTCACCGTGCCAACGATCCCACGGCTCCACAGCAGCGCCGAGTCCAGCACGTCAACCGCGCCGTCGTGGTTCAGATCGCCGAACAGCCGCGTAACGGCGGACATCGGCAGGCTCACCGTGTCGCTGGGTGCGCTAATACCGGCCTGGTTGTAAGCCCGCACTACGAACCGAACGCGAACGATAGCCGAGTCCGGCACGATCCCGGACACATCCAGCACCGCCGAGGTGTCGGCTCCTTCAGCGCCGGCAATGACGCTATCCGGGCCGAGTATCGCCGCCACGTGATAGCCAAGCACCCGCACGCTGTCGGTGGACTTGTCCCACGTGACCAGCACACGCGGCCCGACCGTGATCCGGCTACTCAGCGGAATCTCGGCGGCCTGCGCTTCCTGCACGTCCATTTCCAGCCAGAACGAGATGGCCAGCATGATGATGGACAGCAGGGCGATGATAAGCAAGACGTGCGCGGCAAGTTTGATGTGGTAGATCATTATGCACCTTCTTCCGGCTCATTGATCCGCCCTTGCTCTGCATCCAGCTGCTCACGAAGCGCAACCGCTTCATCGTGATATTGCTTTGCCCAGCGGCTTTCACTGTCACGCTCGGCGGTCATGGATGCAAGCTGCTGTTTCAGATCGCGGCACTTGGCTTCGAGTGCGGAAATTTGTGACGCAGCTTTTTCTCCTTCCTGTATTCTGTTTGCGGCCCACTCCGGAAACTGCCCAACCATCTCCAAAATGTTCCGCGGGTTCCCATCTTCGTCCTGGTATCTTTTTGTAAGATCCATCACTCACCTCCGTTCTTCTTTTTCCACTCCGCCACGATCCGCGCCCGGTTCAGCTTGCTCGGCTTCGCCAGTCCCGCCTTGGCCGCGATGACGTTCACGGCGGTTTCGTGTTCGAGGAACGCGCAATGGGCATAGCCGTCTTTGATCTGCGCGATGATGAGGCCGGGTTCATTCGCATCCGCAGTAACCGCCGCCATCGTTGACAGAGCCCGAAGCGCCTCTTCTTGTTGCGGGGTGAGTTTGAATTTTATCAGGCGCATTGTTTCCTCCTATACCGCCGCACGGTGGAACGTCGCCACCGTGAAGCTTGGTTTGCGGTTGCGCTGCAATTCGTCGCGCAGCGTAATTAGATCGCTGTCTGTCGGTATTTTGTGCCATCTTTTGACGGTCTCTGTCACCATCGCCTCAGGCTTCAGCCCAACACGCTGACTCGCGGCCCGCATGAATGCGCAGAACCATTCTCCCATCAGGGCCGCGTCCGTGGTGTGCGAGTTTGTGAACACGTGCCGGAATGCGTTCGCGGCCAGCTGCCGCTTGAACCGATCCTTATAATGCCGCGGGTTCCACGAGCCCGTCCGTACCATGATGTGATCCGGGAACACGTCCTTCAAGGCGCGTATCTGAGCCTGCACCTTCGAGGCATCTCTGAAATGCTTGCCGAAATTCTGGTACGCCTCGATAACGGCCACATCGATGTTGTGCCGCTCCTGCATCTTGCGCAGCTTGTCGCAATACTCGGCAAGAGTGCCGTCGTCCTTCACTGTGCCGGTATCCACCAACACGCCGACGCCATCGAATATGGCGCAGCCGGTGTATGATCCAGGGTCAAAGGCAGCGATGATCATATCGTTCTCCTTCGCTTGGAAAAAGCTCTTGCTGATCTGCGTGGATCGCGTCAAAGATCAAAATTTTGTATTGACGCAAAACCTCTTTCGCCACGCTCGGTGCAGCGTACCACCAATTTTCATCGGCGGGCATTTCCTTCGGACGGTACTGGCATTTGTTCATTTTCAGCGCTTCGACGAACGTGCGCCAGTCGGCTTTCCAGTCCTCGTTTTCGAGGCGCAAGAACAGGCCGCCGTCAGGCATTTTTTTGAATTCCATTGTCTGCCCTCCTCAAAAAGGATCAACTACGTGTTCATCATACGCGCAGAACCGCCCGCACGTATCGTCAAAATGAAACGCCATTCTCGCCAGTGGGCCGTTGCGGTGCTTTTCAAGTTTTATCAGCGCAAGACCATTTGTTTTATAGTCCTTCCCGTCAAGCACGAAAGAAGCTATCCCGCAGCGCTCTGGCCGGTAGATCATAAATATCACGTCCGCATCCTGTTCCAAATTTCCGGAATCGCGAAGATCAAACAGCTGCGGCTCCTGCTGTTTGCGCACGCTGTCGCGGTTCAACTGACACAGAGCGACAACCGGGATGTCCAGCTCTTTGGCAAGTTGTTTCAGCCGAGCCGAGATAAACCCAAGCTCATCATTCCGGCTTTTGAACCGCTCACCTGCCTGCACAAACCCGACATGATCAACGAAAATGATCTTGACGCCTTCCCGCTTGACCATGATCCGGGACTTGTTGCGGATGGCCGCCACGCTCATGCCACCGCTGTCATCAACATAGATCGGGTAACGGTGGACATCGCAGCGAACGATCCGCTCCGCGTCGCGCTGTTCAACTTTTCCGCTCTGGATGGCAAACGAGTTGATACGCGTTTTTAGCGATACGAGCCGCGTCCATATCTGCGCCGCGCTCATTTCCATCGAAAAATAGCCAACCGGGACATCATGCTCAGCCATATTAAGGGCCAAGTTAAGCGCAAACGCAGTCTTACCAACCGAAGTTGCAGCAGCAATGTAGATCAAATCCTGCGGTCTGAACCCGGCGGTATTCGCATCAATGTCACGAAAGTAACATGGCAGGCCGATGATCCCGGTTTTGCTGTGGTATGCCTCTTGGAATTTGTTCAGCGAATCGATGCTAATTTCGCGGATGTGCTGGTATTTCTTTTCCGTGCCCTCCAGCAGCTTGAACAGCGCGTTATCCTGAGCGGTGATGATCTCTCCGACAGAGACAGCCGGGTCTGCGGTCTGCTTGATGACATTATGGGCCGCAACGATCAGCTTGCGCTTGGTCGAATAGTCCTTGACAATCTGCGCGTAATGCTCAGAATTTGACGCGCTTAATGTGCCGCTCATTATGTCAATGAGATAATCGCCGTCCGTATCCGAGCCAAGACGATCCTTGACGCTGATGTAATTCGTGCTCTTGCCTTCAAGGTACAAGGCGCGGCACGCCTCAAACGCGGCGGTATGCTTCGCCATGTAGAAATCATCAGCCGCAAGTATGGAGAAAATCAGGTCGTTATAATCCGGGTTGTCAAGTAGGATCGATCCGATAACCTGTTTTTCTGCGTCTATGTTATGGGGTAGCTGCATTTGCCGTTTTCTTTCGTAAGAGTTCCACTATCTCTGGCGGTGCGCTCATTGTCCTGGTTCCGGGTGGGCCGTTTGCCGGCGGCGAGTTGGCAAATTCGTCGATCCGGTTTATAGCGTCAAACGGCTTGTCAAGGAAGTAAGTGACTGACTTTTTTGGGAATGTAGGCGACGACATCATGTTCCGAACGGCGGTAAGGAATTTATCCGAGCCACCGTGGACGTTGGTGCGAATGTCGCGGATCACCCGGCGACGGCCTTCGGTAAGCTCTAATTTTTGGTTGGTAATGGAAATGGCTTTGTCAAACAGGGCTTGCTCAGAGTCAAGGATTGGTGCTTCTGGTTTCTGCGGTTCAATTTCTTTCTGATCTGATCTGTTATCTGTATCTAATCTGTTATCTGTATCTGTTATCTGCGCAACGTTTCGTTGCGTTTCCGTTGCATATGCGTTGCAATAATATTGATCAGCCCGCTTTTTTTCTCGGAATGCCTTCGACCTTTCGGTCGAGCTTGACGGTGCTTGGCGTTTTTTGAAATTCTTGACCGCCCATCCGGTTTCCGTCTCTGTTATTATTCCAAGAGCCGCAATTTCTTTCAGATCATTTTCTATTGAGGTGGTGTCGGCTCGCAAAATCCAAGCTATATGTTTTGAGTTAGGTAAGCACCCGTCATCGCTAAAGCGCCCGCACACCAAAAACAGCTCTATCGTCCTGCGCCATAGCCGGTCTGGCATGGTAGCCATAAGCGGATCGTCGAGAATTTCGTGATAGAGCTTTATCCAGTAATTAGCCATCGTATTCTCTGAAAATAATTGTTTGCGCGTTTTTGCCGTGCCGCGCCCCACGGTCTCTACATGGAAGCTGCTAAATCGCGTTCTTGCTGTTCTTCAAGCGCAACCTCTTCTTCCATTACACATCACCACCTATCAATAAAAAAACCGCGCCTCAGAACGTCGAGAAACTGACAAAGCAGCTTCCTGGGGCCTCGCGGACACCCAATTCTGAAACGCGGTTGCTAATAGACAATATGATGCTTTATCAGTTTCTCGACGTATCAAGATACGAACATTAAACAATTTTGTCAAGCGTTTTTTCACTTTTCCGCCGCGTGAATTGCGTCCGCCAGTTGCTCAATCCGCTCATCCAGCTTACGCTTGGCATCGCGGTATGATCTGTTTGTCTCGCTCATTTCAATGACCAACGCCGTGCGCTCGTACACTTTCGCCGCAAGCTCGGCCTTGAACCGATCAATGTCCTCAGGGAATAGGTCTGGCATGGTGTCCTCCTAATATCTTAGCTTCGCCCGTGCATACCGTCCGCCGGCCTGCGGCGGCGGCTTGAACCCGGCCCGCGCGTCTGCGTCCATGTCCGCGAGCGGCTTGCCGATGTGGTGAAAATACAAGTCCGCAATTTTCGGCTTGTGCTTATTGGGGACGAACCACCATCCGTC